TTAATTTATCAGAAAGCCAGCGCGGTAATAAAACCGCACGGGAATTTTTAAAAACGTGGATTGGCGATTTGCCGACAAGATGGGAGATGACATTATGCAGATAAAAAAAGTAAGACCAATTTGAATTGGAGCTTTTATGAAACAAATAGCACTTGAAGAACACCTACTTAACCGTCTAAACGATCTTAAAGAAGAACGTAAAAGCCTGAAGCGTCAAAAACTGCGCAGCATTAAAGAAACCATTGATATTCAATTTATATTGGCAAAATTTAGAGAGGAACGTAAACATGGTTGAGTTAATTTTTTGGACAGGCATTTTTGTTTTAATCGTTTGTTTTATGGCGGAGTACGCGCGTGGAGATTGACGACATTGCAGCATTAATATTCTATGTGTTAGCACTGATACTAGCGGGGATATGGCTATGGCATTAATTAAACCAGTTGAGAAGGTAACACCAACGCCAAGCGCAACAAACTGCCAGCATAAAACATGGCGGCAATATGTAAGCAGAGGAATTAGGGAGTGTGATCGTTGTCATGAAATACGCCCTATTTTTGATTTAAAAATTGAACATCAAAGGTAATAGCATGGTGCAACCAATAAAAAGAGATTTAAAAGTTTCGCTTAAAGAGTTGGAAAGTATAAAAGAAAATATTATTTACTGTGGTGGAACAGGAACATTTTACCGAAAAAGAACGCCTGACAAGCCATTGTCTTTTAACTACGCAAATCGTCAAGCCACTATTTGCGTTAAAAAAGAAGGTGGCAAAAAATACTTTACCGCATGGCGCATGGCTGTTTTCTTTTCACACGGTTATTATCCAAGTTTTGAGGATGCTGTTATTTTTAAAGATGGTGATAATTATAATTTTAGAATTAATAACATTGTTGTTTGCCATCCAAACGAAGATGAACAGACTGTTTTAGACTTTGCTACTGAGCATGGTTTATCACCACAAACGGTTAATTATCGCATGAGAAATGCAATACGATTTGAGCGCATTGTAAAAAACTGGAGAGTGTTTTTTTATGATAAAAAAGAGTTTGCGAAATACTGCGGTGATCTGATTGGTAGAAGGTTGGTTGTTGATGATGAAGGAATCGAACACATACAAATTAAGCGCATTAATTTATCAGAAAGCCAGCGCGGTAATAAAACCGCACGGGAATTTTTAAAAACGTGGATTGGCGATTTGCCGACAAGATGGGAGATGACATTATGCAGATAAAAAAAGTAAGACCAATTGCGGTTATTCCTAAATTCCAAACCGAAGGCGCAGCCGCTATTGATTTATGCGCTTGTATTGAAGAAACCATGCTTTTAACACCAGAAACGCCCGTGCTAATTCCTACAGGCATTTCAATCCATATTTCTGATAAGTCTGTTGTTGGCTTAATTGTACCACGCAGTGGGCTGGGGTTTAATTATGGCGTTGGATTAATGAACACGGTTGGCGTAATTGACAGTGATTATCAAGGCGAGATTATGGTTAAGTTGCGCATGACACATGGTGATAGTTATCGAATCCAGCCTAACGAGCGTATTGCTCAAATGTTTTTCGTGCCTGTATTGCGTCCGATATTTGAAGAAGTTGAGGAATTTAGCGCAGTTACTGAGCGTGGTGTTGGTGGCTTTGGGAGTACAGGTAATGATTAGTACAACAGCTTATATTTTAATTATCGCTGTAACAACTCACGGTGAGCTTACACAATCAACAATTGAATTTGCGGATAAGGCTTCGTGTGAAAGCGCGGCGGTTAGACAGGATTTTGCATTTAAAAATTTGCAGTTTGCAGGTAGATGGAACCTAACCTGCCACCCATATCAACTTAATGAGATTAAAAAATGATCCAGCAAATTCTCCAGCGCGGAAACCGTCAAGGCATGACAATGCGCGAAATAACCGAGCTAACAGATTTAAAGCAACATCAAGTGGAATTTAAGGTTCAAAAGTTAATCAAAGAAGGAAGTGTGCATAAATCTGTTGATAGAATAGACAATGCGTATTTGTACACGTTGACAAGCTATGAAGAATTGACGCCACCTGTTGAATGTTCACCAGTGCGATTGGATAATGTTATTAAACATTTAAACAAGCAAAAAGAAACCGTAAAATCACCAGCGCATTATAATAGCGGCAATGTTGAATGTATTGACGCAATCGAATCAATGCTAACCAAAGACGAATTTATCGGATTTTTACGCGGGAACATATTAAAATATCAATGGCGTTATAAGCAAAAAAACGGTGCTGAGGATTTAAAAAAAGCGCAGTGGTATTTTGACAAATTGAAAGAAAAAGAGGGTGTTTAATGTATGAATTTAAAAGTGGTAAACCATCAGGCGGCTTGCGTTATCAAGCCATGCGCGATTATTTGATAAAATTAAAATGGTTTGCAGATAATCCCATGCAACCCGTGTTTATAAGTGAACGCAGTGCATGAAACCACGACTTAAAAAGATAGGTAGAATTTGGTTATGTTACACACAAACAACGGCTGTTTGCTGTGGCTTAACACCTGAAGAAGCCTATCAAAAATGGATGATTAAAAATAAAGCCGCTGAATAAGCGGCTTTTTTATTATGGCGTTAAAAACAATTCCGCTTCAGCATTGCGCCTGCGCGTTAATCCAGCAAGCGGTTTTCCCCCTGCTTTATCCCAACGCAAAAACTGTTTTGCTATTTCTGCCTTGTCGTCACCGGCTTTTAACATTTTAACAAGTGTTGATTTAAAAAAGTTACCTGCGCCAATGTTGTAGCATAAGCAAACAAGTGCATCATATTCATTTTGTGTTAATTCAACACCTGTTGCATTGACGGCTTTTTCGTATTGCCCAATTGTTGCAGCCAGTAACGCCATTGCCGCGCCTTCATTGGGTAGCGTTCTATTTTTAGTGACTGGTGTGCCATCACCATAATGTGTTGAGCCAATGCCAATAGTCCAAACACCAGCTGGGCATTGATACGCTTTAAGATTGCAACCTTCAAATTCTTTAATTAATTTTAAACCGCGTTCGCCTGTTTTCATTTTCGTGATCTCATAGAAAGTACCGTAATTAATTTTTGTGTAAGCCGTATCATGTCGTTATCAAGCAGGCGTATTTGGTCGATAAGCTCAATTAACGCATCAGTGGTTTCAGTAAGTATTGGTTTAACAATCGATGTTGCCCAAAGCCAAACGAAATAGACAATGTAACCCATACTTCCCGATGCAATAATAGGGAATCCATACTGGTTAATATATTTAGCTAATGCGTCAACATCCATTAGTCAATTCTCTTTTCTTGCGGATTATTAAAACGTGCCACTTTTTCTTTCTCAATAGGCATATCAAGTGTTTCTGTCATGAGTACATCTATTTTTACAATATCCTCTGACATAGCCGTGACACGTTTATCAAGTTGCTTGATGATACCGATAAGGCTTTTAATCTTTTCAAGTACACTATCAAGCAAAAATTTAATCGTCAGAAATACAAAGTACATTCCCACGCAAGCAGCGGCAATGGGGAAACCTACATCCGTTGCGAACTGTAGGAATTCCATTACTTACTCGTCCACCAAGCAATAAACGAAAACAACGCGCCAATGGTGAAGACAATACCGCCAATAAATCCTTTATAGCGTGTTTGCTCGTTCTTCATTTCTTCAAGAGTAGCAATTATGGCATCGAGTTTTTTACCCCTATCTTCAAATATTTCTTCGAGGTTTTCAATTCGTTGCTCTACTTTAGCAAGGCGGCAGGCTTCGTCTGGCATTTTATTCTCACTTATCTATTTTATTTACTTTTTCCCAATACCCATCATCTCTAGCACTGGCTGATTCTGGGTCATGTTGCTCACCGTAAATATCTTCAATTGGCTCACCGTCTATATTACGCAAAGCATAAACACAGTAATAAACCGTACCATCCTCAACTGCTGTGAGTTTGTGTTGATGTTCTTTGCGAATAACAATAAATGTCGGTGCTGTGAATTCTTTAGGTTTATGGCCTTCAATTTCAACACACACCTTACCAGATACTAATAAAGTCACATGGTCAAACTTATGCTCATGCCCACCGTGCGTTTCACCAGCAAGTTCTAAGACGTTTTGCTTAACCCAAATATTACCAAAGTAACCTAGTTCAGCAGTTTTCATGGTAACTGCACCACTGGCGTAAATTCTTTCAAAGTTACAGTTGGTTCGTCCCAGTAGTAGTGTTTGTCATCTTGCGGATAAGGCACAGGCGGTTGCCATGACATAGTATCAATATCACCAACCCATGAAGGGTATGGCTTTCTAGCTTGATGTTCTGCTTGTTTATCTGCATCAAACTCTACTTGTGACAACACTTTTAAAACGCCAACAAGGCTTGTATCTGCGTCATCATCACACGTTCCATAGAGCAGTGGCGCTGTGCTGAGTGAGCCGTCAGGATTTGATGCAATAGGGAAATCAGATTCGTTTTGAAAGATAAACTGAAAGCCCTTTACATTTGGGAGTGCCGGTCCTGTACGCATTGGTGCTTGTGTGCAAAGAATACCTGTGTCTGCGTCAATGTTTGTTAGTTGTATGTACATAATAATTTCCTGTTGTTATACGGGTATTCTGCGAACGGCTCTGACGTATGTACTATAACTCTTGGCGTTGCGGGTTTGACCTCCATCATTGAGAAATTGATACCGTGCAAAATTTAAATCATACTCAGTAGAACACCAATAGGGGGCAGAGGCAAAAGCATTAGTTTCACCATCTCTAAATCCAATACCTGCACTAGTTTGAGCAGGGGAGCCACTAGTATAATTAGTGCTTATTGGTTCTGGCGATACTGCGTTAGCGTTTGAACCACTAGCCGTGTCATTAGCATTAGTTGTAGGTTTTAAGAAGTAATACAGCACTTCAAGTTCATTTTTAGCAGGTAAGTACCAATCACTATAACCGCCAATTGTAAGACCTTCGCAAAATACAGCGGCTTGATATGATGCGCCGAGCGCAGCTAATGACGCAGAGTTTGTTGGTCCATTAATGACAGACGTTATTCCCGTTGTCGTTCCATAAACGCCCCATGTTCTACCTGAATTTTCGCCAGATGCTTTAGGAGCAACAATTAGATAATGTGTAGCTACGCCTCCTCCACCTACGGCAATTTGTCCCGCATAATAACCACCACCATAGGCTTGACCAATAACAGTTGGCCCTGCCGGTTTATAAGTCCCGCCCGTTAACATTTGTTGAATCCCACTCATTAGGTCAACCCCGCACCAGAAATTATCCAAGTTGTCGATGTCATTTTAAGTGCTGTGGCTGTGCCATACTGCGCAAGCGAGCGTGTACCTGTTGTACCTGTGCCAGCTAAGTACATCGTATCTGTTGTAATAGCAATACTGACGACTTGAGATGTCATATTAACAAAAGAAATAGCTGTGCCAATTGGATACGCTACTGAACCATTTGCAGGGATAGTAAACGTCCGCGCATTAGCGTCGGTTGAAGGGTGGAAGATATGTTTTCCTGCATCCGCAGCAACGAGTGTGTAGGCGGCAGATTGACTGTTTTGAGGGATATTGATATAACCTATTCCGTTTGTACCATCAACGGTTTGACCAGACGCAAACGTAATTGCACCCGTCATCGTACCGCCAGCTAATGGCAAATAACTTGTAGAACTTGGTACAGCAGTAACGCTAATAGACCATGCTGATATTGTTCCGCTGCCATTAATAACGGTTACGTTAACAACTAACGATGTTCCTGAAAATGACGTTATTTGACCAATCATGTTGTTTGATGGTGATGTAGTTGATGCAATAATTACATATTGCCCAACAATATATGCTTTGCCACTTTCAACAAGTGTTAATGATTTTGAACCTGTTGCAATTGATAACGATGTCGTACTTGTAGAATTTGTTGTTGCTCCACCAAGAACGCTAGTGGCAGCAGTTACAACATAACTTGCAATAGCTACTTGATTAGTAAAACATGGCACAAACCTTGTGCGCCACCCGCCATTTCTTAATCCTGTTGTTGCATTATCATCATCGGTGACAGTTGAACCATCACCACCAATTGCTGTGCTAAATGTTACACTGCCCGTCATAATAATTCCTTGATCTCATAAGTTGTTTGGTATCGTGTGTTGTATGGCTGTGATATAGGTGATAATGCTTTTAAACGTCCTAAAAATGAACGCCTTTGCAGATTAAGCGCGTCTGCACTATCCCAAATATAAAGCACTTCTAAATCTGTGCCTGATATTTTCATAATATCATTATTTAAAATTGATTCAGTATAAGTTAAATGGTCAAGTGTAAATTGTGCAACCCTAAAGCTTTCACGTCTATCAAAAAATTCTGCGCCACTGATTGCGGTATCAACAATGGTTGGTGATTCATAACCAATTGATGCGCCTAAATTCATATTTAAAACGGGTTGGTAAGTTTGCCCAACAAAAATACGACCTAATTCAACATAACCATCAGTATTTGCGCTATCAAAAAATTCAATTTGATAATATTTTGCTGCAATAATTTCTGGAACAACATAAATTATATTTTTAGTGTAATAAGAAATTTCTTCTTGTGTTGGCAATAAATCCCAAAAATGCTCATCTTCCCATTCATAACTACCATAAGGAGAACTAGGCCATACATTCAGCGTGCCAGAATCATAAACTAATGTAGTATATCCACTATCTGAATAAACGCGATAACGCCATGTAGAATCTACTGATAAATTATGCGCAATAATTCCAAGCGTTGAAACAATGCGATCAATGTCTAATGAAAAACGTAATTTAGTAGAAGAATTTGCAGCATTAGTTGATCGTGCTTTTTTTGATAATTGACGTGTTTTGATATTTGTTAACGGCAATGAAGTTGACCACGAACCATACGCGGCAAACGTAGCCGCATCAATCCTGTTTTGATAACCAATGATTGTATTACTCATATCATCCCCATAGCGTTAACGTGGCGCGGTTTTTTGAATAATCCGACTCAATGCCAATAATTTTAAATAGTTTACCAGAATTTAAGCCAAAACGATTCATTGTTACGTTTACAACATTGTTTAGGTCGGGTAATACTTGAGTTAAATCGAGCGCAATATCTACTGTGTACAAATCACGGCTTGTTTTGTACAAGTTGAGTAGCCGCGTTGCCTCTGTTTGAGCCGCTGTAGCGTCAACTAATAGTGATTCTTTTTCGATTGTTGCGGCTAATGCATATTGTGTTTTTATGGCTGTATCTTCTGCTGATTTTGTTAATGCAGGTAAAGATAAAACACTTCTACGCGCTGCGGTAACTGCACCAGCTAAATCAAAATCTTGCACGCTGTAATTTTTTTGATACGTTAAATTAACACGCCATGCTGGAATGCCTTTGTCAGTGTCATTTGTTCGCCCATGTTCAATATTTAAAATGTTATTTATATCAATTTCAAGTGTTGCGCTACCCGTTGGCGCAGTAAATAAACCCATGCGCAATACGCCAAGCGCATCAAATCCAAAGTATGCACCAATCGATTGAGCCACTTTATCCATTGCCACCATCGCTGAATCTGCGCCATCAATCCAAATTCCAATAACACTATTATTTGCCGTGTCTAATGCTGTCACGTCACTTGCGTTAATATCACCCGATGCAATACCTGCCTTTAACGCCATCGCTTTTAAAACTTGCGCCACTGTGCGATTGGATGATGCTGCGCCTTGTGTTGCATCACACGTTAATAATCCCGTTGGCACAGCACCTAAGCGAATATAGCCAAGTGCTAAACAAGTGATGAACGTCCCGCTTGCGGGTGACGCTGCGTGTAGTGCTGTCACGTTTGCATAATCAGCACCAGCGGTTAACGCAATGCCTTTGTCGTAAACATTGCCAACAGATTGGATTGCACCATCATTAATTTGATATGTGAGTTTTGAGCTATTTACCATGATAGGCGCAATATTAAACACTTGACCATACAATAATGGCTTGGGTGATTTTGCAATATCAGCAACGCCTTCCACGCCATCAGGCAGTGCATTATTGCCAGCATAAAGCGTGGTTTGCAGTGGCATATCAACAATGGCGAGTTTATCCCGTGCTAATATCGTTACTTTTGAAAATGTAAACTCTACTTGCTCCATTGTGCCATTAAGAATAGTAGTAAATGCAGAATAAGCGTCACCCGCGTTGCCAATCTTAATAACTAGCGAACGCCCGTCAAACGAATAATTGAGAATTGAATCTAAACCACCATCAACGTTTGTTAATTCAACTGCACCATAATTTACACGGCTTGCACCGCTTGTTGTGCCGTTGCTGTAAAGTGATCTGCTAATTGATGCTGGATTGGTGATTCTGTCATCATAAAATGTATTAGCAGGCGTATCAGTGGGTTTTGTTGTGTAAGGCTTTGACGCATAACGCAGCACGGTTGTCGTTCCTGCTGCGTCAATAGCTGTTGTAATTTCTACAATATAAATCATGCTGCCGCCTCAAGTTTTGCTTTGCGTGAAATTGTGCTGAGTTCTTCTTTCATGCCTTGCATTTCGTTTATTAATGCTACGTTAGCATTAGATTGTAGATTAACCAATGCTTTCAATTCAATAATTTGCTCTTTCAATAATGTACTTTGATCGTCAATCGCATTTCCAATTGAATCGAATAACCCTGCTGTTTGTTGGTGGCTTGTAACATTTGCAGGTGAGGTAAAGTTAACTAATTCCGCGCCTTGTTCACCAACCAATGACAATCCACTTGCCATACCGCCATTAGCATACGGCTTAACTGTCATCAAACTGGAATCTTGATTAATTGACGTAACAATTGATGTTGCCGCTAATAATTCAGCATCTCTGTTTGCCTGTCTTAAATCCATTAAATCATTATAAGATTGCGTTGCATTTGCGTTTGCTATTGAGACTGCGTTTGCTGCTGCGTCTGCTGCTGCTGCGCTTGCTGCCGATGCCGTTGCAACTGCTTGCGCTTGTGCATTAATGATAGCTTGCTCACTTTCTGCAATGCTTGTTTTGATGTTTTCTAATAAACCAGAATTGGCTGCTATAAATTCATTTTTTGTTAAATCTGCTGCAATGTAATAATTTACAGCTTGCGACAATGCTGCTGTTGCGTTCCATACGTTATCACTTGATGATTTTATACCTGCCAATGTAGTATTTGCTGTTTCAGCCGCTGTTAACTGCTTATTCATTATTTCAATTTGTAAATTAGCATTTTTAAGCGCATCTTCTACATTTTTCTTAACGGTTTCCTTATCAGTTTCATAACGTTTTGTATCTATTGCATCTTGTTCAGCCATTGCAATGTTTAAAGCGTCTTGCGCCTCCTTAACTTTAGCAGTTAAAGAATCAATGCTTTCTAGCGATTTTGTAGCTGTTGTAAATAAAGCCAATTGCTCATCTATTTTACTGATTTGCGCATTGGCTAATGTTATTTGCTCATTTAACTGGTCAATTTGTTTATTTGAATTTGTAATTTGCAAATCAGCATTGGCTTTTACTTCTGTTGCGTTGGCAATAACTAATGCTTTATCAGATTCATAACGAACATTTGCCGATGTTGATTCTGACTCTAATGCAGTTTTATAGGCTTTTATTGCTTCATCAATTGACAATGCACTTGCATTTAAATCAATCAAACTTTTATCGGCTGATTCTGCGGCTAATAATTGCTTGTTTAAAATATCAATCTGACTATCAACTTTTGCAATTGAAGTATCAAGCGATGCCAATACAGATTTATAATCTGCCTGATAATCCATACCAGTTGCGTTGTATTTTAATGACGCATCTAAAAATGATTTTGCTGCGTTTGGTAAATCTGCTAATGCTTGTTCATTTCCACCAGCGGCTAAAACTTTTGCATCTTCAAACGCTTTTTTAGTTGATCTATAAATTGATTCTGGTGAACCCTGTGGCGTACCTGCTCCAGTGATCTCTAATTTATAATCTACTAGCGATTGTCTAATAGATTTAAACTTATCACGCAAAGCAACAACTGCATCATAAGCCGTTTTTAATCCTGCTTTTGACGTATCAATTGCATCTTTAAAAATTTTTGCTGATTCATCAATTTGATTTTTTGAAATGTTTAAAAAATCTTTTGACGCAGTTTCTAAATCTTGTAGTGCTTGTTCATCACCTGCTTTTGCTAACGCAGCAATTCTTAAAAATTCTGCTTTTGATGCTTCATAATTACCAGATTCATTAGTTAACTCTTTTAAATAATTTCCAAGTGACTTGCTAACGCCAACCAATTTATCTCTAAACGCTATTATTGTGTTAACACTTTCTTTAAGTGCTGACACTTGATTTGATAGGGCTTCTTTTTGAACGGATAACGCTGTTTTTTGCGCTTCTAATTGTGCCGCTGCTGCTTCTTGTTGCGCTGATGCTAAAGCATCTTGAGCAGATGTCAACGCTGCTGTAGCTGTATTAACTGAATCTTGAGCCGCTTGTATTTCTGCGTCACTTCTTGTTTTAGATGCTGATAAAAATGCTTTAGAAACGCCCTCCAAGTCTTTTAATGCTTTCTCATTATCTTCTTTTGCAAGTTGTGACGTTTTTAAGAATAACGTGCGAGCGTTATCATAATCTGATGACGTATTGTTTAATTCACCAAGATAGCTACTTAAAGAATCACCAATGCTAACAAATCTATCACGCATTGCTATTAATGATTGATACGCTGATTTTAATCCAGCAGATGCTTCATTAAATACGCTAATAATATAAGTTAAATTTTGTAATAATTTTGTGACGCTTGCAGTTTCAGCATCCATCCCTTTTGCCGCTTTTTCACGTTCAAGCCTTAATGCTTCTTCTTTAGATGCAACATCAACTTCGCCCAGTTTTTTGTAAACCGAAATTAACAGATCAGTTGATTTAACAATGTTGTTTTGTTCATTTTTTATGGTTGCGGCTATTTCTGATTGTTTAGATTTAAACTCATCAAGTGTTTTGTTTAGTTCATCAGTGGCTAACTTTGCAGTTTCTGTTGCTACCGATGCAAAATCATTAGTTAATTGCAATAATTTAACAAATGCAAATTCCCCTGCTTTAGTGGTATCTTGCGCAGCTTGCTGTAATAAATTTTTATAGTAATCAAAAGAATCTTGCGCGTTTCCACCTAAGTTTGGCATTGTTATACCTAAACTTTCTAAACTTGATGAAATTTTTGCAGTTTTTATTTTTAACTGTTCTTCAGGTGACAATATTGAATCAATGAAATCACTTATTGATGAATTAAATGCAGATATTCCGCCAGCTGCGTTGATCATGTCTTGGGTTAATTTAAAACCAGACAATCCAATATCAGATAACCCTGCTTTGATGCTGTTTAATCCGTTAAACGCTTCAATAATATCGTCCGCTGTGCCGGGCAATTTTCCAATAATATCGTTAACGTCTGTAAATGCCGATGCTAGTTGAAGTGATTGCGTAACCATTTCACGCTCAATATCGCCTTGCTTATTAATAATATCAGTATATTCAATGGCGTTAATCCCTAATACTTTTAATTTTGTTTCTGCTGTATTTATTGCAGTTGATACACGGTTTAATGTTTGAAAATATCCTTCTCCAACTTGTTGAAAATCTTTATATGAATAATTTGCAATAATTGCCATCAAATCTGCTTGTTTTGATAATGCCGCGTTAATAATTTCAGTATTAGCCGCTGCATCTTTTCCAAGTGGCATTTTCCCCAGATCAACTTCAAATGATTTTAATTTTTCTAGTGCTACTTCGCCAAATTCATCAGCTAATGAAACAACATTTTCTTGTATTTTCCCAAGAGAATAAGCAATTGACGCACTTATTTCATCATTTAATGGCGACCATTTTGTTGATATATATTGTTTTGTTGACGCGCCAATTCCTAAAAACCCGCTTGATGTTTTAGTAACAAGTGTTTGTAAATAATTACGCCCTGCAATAATTCCACTTTCAACAATGTTGCCTAATGTATCTTTTACAAACTTAATGCCACTACCAGCAAATTCTTTTGTAGTTGTGGTTGTCATAAAGAAACCACTTGTTGACGTACCTAAGCCAAGCGATGAAGTATCAATTCCATAATTTTTTGCAATTGAATTTGCAACGCCTTTCATGGAATAAGATAAAACCTCAAGACTTCTAGCCATGCCTTTTGTGTAATCTAAATCTGCACTAGAATTTGAGCTAATCGTATCAAGCGCATCAAGAATTGAATTAGACATTTCATCACTTCCTAATACTGTTCCACCTTGTGACGATTTATATTTATCTGTTTCTTTTGTAATGTAATCTGCACCTGTCATGGGTGATGCTTCACCGCCTCCTCCACCTGCTGCCATTGCTCCGATAGCAACCATAAATGCAAGCATCATTGCACCACGCGCTAATCCTGTGTATGGGTCTCCTTGTGAAGCGTCTGCAACCGCTTTTGTTGCTGACGCACCCGCCCCTGCTGTATCTGCTGCAATTCCAATTGTTGAGCTGGTAACTTTTGCTGTTGTTTTTGTTGTTTCGCCAAATAAATAAGCGGCAACAGTTTTGCCCATATCCGCAATCATTCTGCCCATAGATAATGCAGATTGAGCCATCTCAAACGCGCGGAAAACTTTAGTGGCTGCGCCTAATACTTGATAGCCAGTTGTCCCTTTTTTAAAGAAACCTTGAGCCGCTGCCGCCATATCACCATACGATTTAACCTGTAATTGTGATTGCTTTTGGCTTGCTGTTGCAATGGCTTTATCGGCTTTGGCTTGATCGCCTTTACCATCATTTAACTTTTGGATTTCAAATAATTGATTTTGCAAACCGTCAGTGATAGCCGCTTGTGATTTTTCATAAGATGCAAGCGCAACACCTAATCCGCCTACTGCACCACCAACACTTCCAAACGCTTCAGCAAGTCCTGTAGCCGCCTCTTTTGCTGATTCAAGATTAGCTGTCAATATATCCATTTGTGCGCTTGCTGCTGTGTTAGCGGCTGTCTGAGCATCGCTAATGGCTTTAATTGATGCTAACTTATCATCATTATATTTTTGTTCAGCGTCAGACTTTGCTTTAATATCAGATTGCGTTGATGTTTCTGCTAATACTGCTTTATCTGTTTGCAATCCTGCAATTTCAGTTTTTAAGCGTAATTGTTCAGCCAATGTTAAATTGTATTTTCCCGCGTTATCTAATTCTGCCTGAGCCGCTGCAATTTTAGCGTCAATGGTTTCCGCGCTTTGGTTGGTTAATGAATCGCGGATTTCTTTTTCTTTAGCTAATAATAAATTGGTCGCAGATTGTGATTCATTTAATATGCGTGATTTTTCTTCGTAAGTTTTTGCTGATTCATACTCAATAGCTGCTTTATCTTGAATAGACACGCGCTCTGCTTCAAGTGCCGCAATTTTTGTTTGTTGTTGTGCTGCAAATAGTTTGCCTGCGTTTTCTGCTGCGGCTACTTGCATATTGATTTGCTCGTTATAATCTTTTTCCGCAAGTGCTAATTCTTTTGTTGCTTGTGCTTGTGCGCGTTTAGCTTCGGCTGCTGCTTTTGCTGCTGCTTTTTTATCTGGTTCATCAATTTTGCTAACTGGTGCGGCTTTGGTTATATCTACCATTACCTTTTTTTCATCTTCTAATTCTTTTCTTAAGCGTTTTTGTTCTTCAATATTTTTTGCTAATTTTGATTGTTTACCACTTGCATCAAAACCAGATAAATCATCAATTAAACTTCCAATTACACCATTTTGATTATGTGCGTTAATTGATGCTTGCAATCTGTTTTGTTCTTGTTGAAGTTCCGCTAATTTACCAATTGAAGTAGTTGCGCCATTTAACCAAACATCAAATTTACCTAATGCGCTTGTTGCGCTTGTAATCCATCGTGAAATAGCACCGCCACTTTTATCATTTAAAATGTGGTCAATAAAGTTATCCCAAGCATCAGCAAGCGAGCTTAATGTGCCTTTCATTGTTTGACCTTGACGTTCCATGCCACCAGCAAAATCAGTATCGCCTAACTTTTGTAAATAAGCAGTAATAGCAGTTGAGCTATCTTTAACCTTTGTTTCAACACCTTTAAAAGTAAATTTAATATCATCGCCTTGTTTGCTTGCCTTAATCCCAAATTCTTTTAATCGTTCAAATTCACCTGTTGCGGCATCAGCAACAGCTTCAACCATTTGTTTTAATGATTTCCCCATTGCGCTTGCTGTATTGCCATAAGAAGTTAATGCTTTTTCAGATGGTGATAAGCCTAACGCTTTCATTTTAATAAATGCGTCTGTTACTTCCTTAACCGAATATGGCGTTTTTGCAGCAAATTGTTGAATTCCCTCAAACGCGATTTTTGCATTTTTAGCACTACCTGTAACCGTTTCTAAACTGGTTCGCAGCGATTCAAATTCCATGTTTGTTTTTAGAATATCTCTAGCAAGTGAAGCAATGCTAATACCAGCCAATGCGCTCCCTGCTATTTTTGCAACGCTACCTAGACTACTCAACGCACGTTCACTGCGTCCAGTGGCTTGTTCCATTGCCGTTAAATTGCGCGTGGCTGTTACTGCACTGGTCGAATCAACTGCGACTTGAATAGAATAGGTATCGGTGGTCATTTTGTTTTGCTCCGTTTTGCAATTTGCTCTGCTTGAATATTTAAATAAGCACTATCAAGACGCATAATAGCACTTACTTCTAATGGCGTTAATTCTATGTTGGTCAATCTTGACCATGCGTCAATTTCCGCGTAACTAATTGGATTTTGACCAAACCCGTTGCTTGAGCGTGTTCGGCTTAATTCACCAAACCACGCCCAGCAGTAGGCGTAATTTTCTGGCATGGGCAGCGATTTATAATCGTCTGGTATCTCATGCCCCATTGCAATAATCGCTTGAGCTTCATCGCGTAAACTGCTGCCATTGTCGTTTGTTTTGCTGAGTTCAAATTCTCGTGTGCCAAACTCGACAATATCATTGATTAGGCTTTGGTGAAGTTTCCCAAGTTATTACTTGCCTCAAATACTTGTTCACGAATTTCGCTGTTGCGTTCCATTAACTTTGTGGCATTTTCTGGTGAATATTCAAAGTTAGTAATTCCACGCCAGCCAACAATACGAATTGCTGCTGCATCAATGCCGAATTGTTCATCATCTTCAATTGTGCGCTCAATTTCTTTTCCACGCTTAGCTGCTAACTGATCTTGTGATTTTCTACGGTTTAATGTTTTACGAACCCAATCCTGTACTTTTGGCGATTGTGAACCTAGCACCGTAATAAATACGCCTGTGTCACCACCGTCAGCTCTTAAATATTCAAACTCATAAGCGTTTTCTGACGCGCTAACTAAATCTAAATCATCAAATGATAAACCTGTTTTTTTGCTCATGTTCGTATGTTCCTGTTGATTTATAAAAAAATACCCACGCCCGCATGATTGCAAGCGTGGGTAATTGTAGCACTATTTTTAAGCGAGTGAATCTTGAACCATGATTGTTGTCGCTAAATTAGCCACCGCACTACCACCCGCTGTATTTTTAAGCGCAGTGAATGGGAATGTGCGAGTTAAACCAGACGCGCCATCAGTTACATCAGCACCGCCAATTTTAACGCGCGACATAGTAAACGATACAAAATCAGCCGTTGCAGTGCTATCTGTTGTTAATGCCACAATGATAGACACTTCGGTTTCATTGATAAAGTAATCGCGGAATGTTGCGTCGGTAAAGTAAGCACTAAATGTACCTGTTGCGCTTACAACGCCTTGAAATACGTCTGGGCGTGTTAATGAACCCACTACCGCGTCAGCTACTGCAATATTGCCGTTAATGTCAAAATCAATTGAAGTAACAATGGCAACTGGTGTGCCTGCAACAAGTAACAAGCCATTTACACCAGCAGTCACGCCACCTGTTGTGATCGCAGTTGGTGAAGTTAAAACTTGTGATGTGCCAGTGGTAACGTTTAAGCCGACCAATGGAAAATCAATGGTCGCCATACCATTAGCAGGGATTTTAACCTGAGCGTTGGTTTGCATAATGTCAGTGTAAACCTCTGACTGCGCAACGTCTGAGAACCAATGTTCAACTGTGTAATAATCCTGTGTCTGTGAAGTTTCTGGCACATAAGTATATTTGCCTGGAATAGCAACAGTTACACCAGTAACTGAGGTTGCATTATCTGCAAGCGCACTACCGTTTAACGTTTTAACTGTTAATGTGGTTGCTGTTACAGCAGTCACCAATAAGTTTTTATTTAAGTTAGCCGCGTTAACGCTGCCTGCTGTAATACGAACCACGTTACCAATTTTAATACCACCAGTTAACGGGTTGCCTGTTTGGAATGTAATCACGCCAGTTGATGCAACAATAGTCACAGCCGCTGCGGTTAATGATGAAATCGCAACAAAGTCTTTACGCAATACGGATTGTAAAAAGTCTTTATATGTTCCCGCTGATAACTCACCGCTTAATGTACCCGTTGATTGTTTTGAGCCATGACGAAAATCAGCAATTTGTTGATCTGGGCGAATTTCGTTTGATTGGAATGTTTCTTTAGTCAAGTTGATTGTGCTTGTGACACGTCTTAATTCTTGACCGCCACCGCCTGAAGCTGCTACGCCTAAGCCTGTTTGTTTTTTGTACGATACGACTTTTTTAACGCCTTGTGCAATTGTCATTTTGTAACCTCTTTATGATGGATAAATATCTGCTGAAAAATAAATTGATACCGGAATTTTATAAAGCACCCCGTCAATCAATGCCGGTGCAATTGATGGTGTCTTGTCAATAATAACAGTTACACTGCCGTTTGTTAAACTTGTACCGCGTTTAAAATGATTAACCAGTAAATCAACGCGGGTTGCTGCTGTTTTTGCGCCTACGTTAGCCGGATAACACAATAGTACCTGCATAAAACCTTTTACGCGATAATGATTGCCGCCTAATGTTGGGTTTAATGTATCTGCAATCATTAAATTAACTTGCTGATATGCTGTGCCAACGACGGGCGTAAAAGGTACGTTTTCCCACGCTGTCGCAATCGTAGGCGTTAGCGCATTGAGTTTTGTTTCTAATGCGGTACGGATCTCAACTAGTGCCATTTAATAACCCCTCAAAACGTGCAACGTTTACTCTAACCATGCCATTGGGTGATTTTGTGCTGTGTCCATATTCTAATGGCTGAATGTATTGCACGTTATTGGTTAAATACACAACACTTCCAGCTCTGCGTGGAATAGTTCTTTGTATTTTCTCATCCGACCCGTTTGCATCTTCACCAACAAAAGGCGCACCAATTGTGCATTGCCAATTATTGCGAGCGTTTCCGCCAACATAACCTTCTGGAGCTGCCGCTGGATTTTTCCATGTGCTAGGTTCGCCAACTGGTGTATCTTTTCTAATTCCAATAAATACGCCAAGCGTTGCCATTCTTATTTGGTCATCAATGCGACCGTTAACACGCGCCACAATTTGCGACATTGAACCTGTCATTTTCTCACCTGCATTTCATAAAGCGCGGGCAATTCACCCGACCATATATGACGAACCGCCACCACTTGATAAACTTCACTATCAACGGTTACTTTATCGGCTGGCTGTGGAGTTGGTGCACCTAATGCCGCGATCATTACCTTTCTGTCGCCTGCTTGCACTACACCGCTAATAAAATCAATTCCGTTATAGTCTTTGATAACGGCAGTATGATTAGTGGATGTTGTTGTTCCGCCCGATAACTCCCCTGTTGTTGGGTCATAAGTACCTTCAACAATTGACGTTAGCGTGATTGATTTGCCAAACTTATCCAGCAATTTATCTGCTGTGGAGCGAGCGCGAGCATCAAGTGTCATGTTCTCACCAATGATCTCGACATATCATTACCCTGTTGTTTAAAAAACACGGATAACATGGCGTCAATTTGAGCATAGCGTGTTTGCTGTGGTGAATATTTATCATATTCCACCTCGATAACGTCTACTTTTTCACGGATAACGCCTTGCGTTAAATCCTGCATTAAAATGGCTGTGTAAGATTTTAATGCTAATTCAGCACACGCATTTTTTACAGTGGTTGGCACAATGTCAAAATCCACATATTGCGGAAAAACATTTGCCGATAATGAATCAATTAATGGAACGTATAAACGCGGCCAGTCAAGCGACTGTGTCGAGTATCTGCGATAACCCGCATATTGCAAACGATATTGAGCCACCATGTAATCTGTGGCTTTGCGCAGTAATTGCTCTTTTGTTGTTGCATCTATATCAGACCAATCAACATTTCCATGATTGGCATGATATAAATTAGCTTCAGCTAAAGACGTATAACTATCAGCGTTTGATAACCCTGTACCATCTTCAACAATTAACATTGTTATGCGCTTACTTCAATTCGTGTAATGTCAACGCTTGCATGTACAATGTGCGTTGTGCCAATAGCGGGAGCTAATAAAGCAATTAAATTTCCCGGTGCTACAATAACTGCTCCAGCTTCATCGTGATCTACTTGTCCAAGACCTGCTGTAAC